TCTGGATGAATTACGTAATGTTGATGTTCGTTGTTTGAGCAGAGACCATCTTGTACATGCTGATCAAAAGTTTGTTATTTATAATAATCGTAGAAATGAACTACAACAATATCTAACTGATGCAGGGATTGAAACTAAGATTCACTATGCTAAAGCATTAAGTGAATTACCTCTGTCTAGACACGTATATAGCAAGCCTGATATGCTGAGTACTAGCGTGAATTTAACTAGAGGATTGTTAAGTTTACCTATCTATCCTGAATTGACAGATAGTGAAGTTGAGTTTGTTGCTAAAAAAGTAAAAGATTTCTTTACTTGCTGACGCTTTCAAATATTTCTTTTTGCTTTGCGTACCATTCTTTCCACGCAGCGTTTTGAGCAGCACACATATGGTACTTGTTATAGTTACCCACGACAGTCTTTAGAAACTCGCTGAAATAGACCTTATCTTTACCTATCTTATCTAGTTGGTCACATTCTACTAATAGTATTTCTGGTGCTTCTGGGAATTTAGCAGTGACAGGAACAGTTGTTGAACATCCCGCTAATAAAGTGATAACGCAAAATAGTAGTATATTTTTCACTTTGGTGCCTCTTCCTGCTTGATCACTGTGATTGTGTTCTCTGGTGGTGCTTCATTGCTTGCTGACATATCATGTGCTTTGATAGCAACTTCAGGGACAGTGCAATTAGTATCAAATACTTTTACTTCTCTATCTATATATTCAACTACTTTAGCACCCTTGACCTTGATGTATTCTTTCTCTGTGACTATTTTTTCTACGATTTCTGTGTTGACTACGGCAGCTTTGGCTTGTGCTTCAGCAACCTTTGCTTCCATCTCTTTTACACGTAATTCCCATTTAGCCTTCTCTGCTAAACCCCCCTCGAGGTATACGCCTAAACTTAATAGTAGCAGACTTATGATCTGTATTGGAAGTTTATATTTGCTGACGAAGGGTATGAAACCTAATACGAAACCAGCAATGGTTCCAACAATACCTGCTAGAAATATGAGATGGACTACAAATTCTGGTAACCAGTTGATTATCCACATATGAACTTATTTATGCTAAATACTTATAGGAGTCCCTAATATGGCAATAGAACTTGTAAACATAGGCACTAATCCAAACGACGGAGAGGGTGATCCGTTACGCACAGCGTTCGGTAAAATTAACAACAACTTTGTTTGGACGCAGCAAACCTCCACTGAAATTTCAAGCACAGTCACACTTGACGATACTGCCAATCAAGTAATTTGGGAATATCCTGCAGATGAATTTACTCAGGCACTAATTCAACTACAAAGTTTTCGTGAAGGCAGTAATGATAGTCAAAATGCATTGATAGGTGCAAGCATACTTAATGACTTATCTGACGTTAAGTTTACAATTTATGGATTAACAAACAACGGCGATTGGCTTACTAACTATGATATGGATGTAACAGATGGTAATGTTCGCCTTTTAGTATCTCCCCTTCAAAATGAAGCAATCACTCACTTTTTAGCATACCAGGTAACATGGGTAGGAGACCTAGGAGTTGGTGTAAGTATGACTTCTGAAAGCGGAGAAGGGCTTGTTACTGAAACAGGCAACGTGTTCATCACCACAGAAGGTTAAAATGCGCGCCAAAGAATTTCTTACAGAACAAGATTTAGCCAGCGTCCATGATAATTTGGATATCGCTTCATTATCGTTACCATATACTTACATGATGCCTGAACTCAACAATAGCAACTTCTATGACATATATAGATTCGGAGTAGCGATTGCCGCAGTCAGGGGTGAAGCGGGCGATAAGGATAAAGTGCAAGACCAGAACAGACCAGATTTTAGAGCAAGCAGCCAATGGGGTCAACATTTGATCGTAAGTAGTTTTGACCCTAATGTTGGTAAAGTGATTGATCAGGCATTAAGTAAAACTAATCATAAAGGTAAAATATCTGTAAGCACTCCGGGTAGTGAAGAAATGAAAGATACATATAAAGTTTCTCCTGTCAAAGGTTTTAAAGGTTACAATTGATGAGAGCAAGAGAGTTCATAATAGAAGAGCGTAATAAACCTAGCAAAAGGCAGCACTACTCATCTGTAGGTTTGCAAACTTTTACGGATACTAATTACGATAGAACATATGACCTTAATAGAGTCATGATGGCTGTAGCATCTACAGATGGTAAAACCATGCCAGATTTAGATGGTGAAAGTTGGGCAGCAAAACAAAATACTGCACATCCATATACTGAAGTTGAGCAAAATATGCTTGAATTAGCTTTTGATGCCGCAGGTATTCCATACACAGATATCAATAAAGGCGATTTGAAAAGCAGAGAATTACCCGACACATATACTGAGAGTCCAATTAAACCCTTTAAAGGATACGAATAAATTTTTCATTCAAGTCTAATCAGTATAAGTAATTAAAACTGATAGGAATCAAGATGCAAAATTTAATTGATATTAATCAAACACTAGACCTCGTAAAATTAAAACTTTATAATGAATGGCTATATACTGCTCATATCTATGATGAAGGCGATAGCGCCATGCATAAAGGTTTGACAGCGAAAGTTGTTGAAAAATATATAGATCCACTAAATCTTCCTAAGGATGCAAAAATTCTAGATGTAGGTTGTGGTCCAGGATATTTCCTAGATGAAATGAAGAAGCGTGAGTATACCGATCTTGTAGGTATAACACTAAGTCCGGGTGATATCAAAACATGTGAAGATAAAGGTCATAAGATTAAAAAGTATGATTTATCATTTATACCACAAAAAGATGGTTATTATGATGAAAGTGTTGACTTTATATTCTTGCGCCAGGCACTTGAACATAGTCCATATCCTATCTTTAGTTTGATGGAGTACAATCGTATTTTGAAGCAAGGTTCTTACATTTATATTGAAGTTCCTGCGCCAGAATGTGACAGAATGCATGAGTATAATCTTAATCATTATAGTATTTTAGGGCAGCATCAATTGACTGCTTTACTACAAAGAACGGGGTTTAAGATTTTGAATTTTGAAGCAATAGAATTTAGTGTAGGTATCCCTACAGTCACTAATGAAGACGGTTCCATAAAGGAACTTAAAGAAAAGTATTATTGTGTAGTAGCCGTGAAGGATCGTCCATTAGACATCAAGTAATATTGACTTATATAATACAAAAAATAGGGGCGTAGGCCCCTATTTTTATATATGGAAAACCATAAATAAATATATGACGAAGAACATAGGGAGACTGGCAGGAAATCACATAAAATCTCATAAATAGTCGTATAGTATCGGAGTTATAATATGCGACTATTATTCGTACCACTCATAACACTAATAATAACCGGGTGCGGTGGTCATTACCGTTATCCATGCCAAGACCCTCAAAATTGGGGTAAACTTGAGTGTAGTAACGAAGTATGTAAGGCTGAAGGAACTTGTACCAGTGATGTATTGGGCCGTAGTATGGAACAATCATCAAGTATTGAACCATCAACAGAAACTTCAGAAGAAACTACTGAGCCATGCTCACCCGCAATAAGTAGTGATGAAGGCAATGTAGAAACAGAAACAACAGAAGAAGTTCCTACGGCAAAATTACATATGAAGAAGCCAAGCAAACTTGATATCGTCATGGATCCAGAAGGTGATGAATATGAGGCTCCAGTTAGAACTCCAGCAAGTATTGAAGAAGAAGTTTTGACGATGAATACAGTAGTTGATACAGCAGCACACAACGCTGCTATAAAGTAAGAGGTTTATATGGGACAGAGATATACAGAAGCAGAACTAAATGCTAGAATGCGATTTTCAATCGGCATATTACTTGCCGTTTGTTTAGTCGGTATTGTGTTCGTAGTTCTATACTCATTGATTTTTGTGACACAACCAATCGGTCAGCAAAGTCCTAACGATGCTGAATTCTTCAAGTTGATCACACCAATCGCAACATTTCTTACAGGCATATTGTCTGGCATCATGCTAGGCAAGACTGACAATAGAGATGATAAGAAAGATGGTCCAGAGCAGCCAGAACTTGGCCCAGCAAAAGAACCATTAGAACTATTGGATGAAGCAGACGATCATATAGCATGAGCCTAAAAAGTTTACAAACTAAAATAGGTATAGCAGCCGATGGTGCTTGGGGTCCAGGCACATTCAAAGCAGCCATGGCATATTATAAACTGTCACCTGCTAGGGCAGCACATTTCTTTGCTCAAACAGCACATGAGACAGGTGGATATAAGGCATTCACTGAAAATCTAAACTACAATGCTGCTGGATTGATAGGAATATTCAAAAAGTATTTCCCAGATATGGCAACAGCAAATCGCTATGCTAGACAGCCAGAAAAGATTGCTAACCGTGTATACGCAAGTCGCATGGGCAATGGTCCAGAAGCAAGTGGTGACGGTTGGCGCTATCGTGGTCGCGGAGCATTACAGTTGACTGGTAAAGATAACTACGCAGCATTCGCAAAGTATTGTAATCGTCCCGATGTGATGAGCAATCCAGACATCGTTGCTACTGAATTAGCATTTGAGAGTGCTATGTTTTTCTTTGAAAGAAATAAGTTATGGGCTATTTGCGATCAAGGTATTACTGATGCAGCAATATTATCATTGACTAAAAAGATCAATGGTGGCACACATGGTCTTGCTGATCGTAGCGAGAAAACAAAAAAATACTTTATGTGGACAGCGGGTGCAAGTCCCGTAGTGGCAGTTTCAGCACCTCAGACAACAGCACCAAGTGCACCGGCTGCACCAGCAATGGTAGTAACACCAGACATGCAACTTAGCCCACATTTCAAACTAAACGAGTTTACGAAATCAGAAACAGCAATTCGTAAGAGAATTGATAATACACCAGGTCCAGCACATGCTTCAAATCTACAAAAAGTTTGCGAAAAAATTCTTGAACCAGTTAGGAGACATTACGGTAAACCAGTTCGTATTAATAGTGGCTACCGTGGTCCTGCTCTTAATGCTGCTGTTGGCGGATCCTCCAAATCACAGCACTGCAATGGAGAGGCAGTCGACTTTGAAATTGACGGACTTGCCAATCCTGAACTAGCCAAGTGGGTGTCAGAAAACTGTGACTTTGATCAGATTATTCTAGAATTCTATGATCCAAAAGAAGGTCCAAATTCTGGTTGGGTACATGCAAGTTACAGTGAAGGCGCTAATAGAAAGCAAAAACTTACTGCTGTGACAGAGAAGGGTAAAACAGTTTACAAGCCTGGCTTCACTGTCTAAATATTTGTATGGCTAGTGCCGATACATTAATAAAACAACCGTACACTAAAACAGTTTTCAAAACTCAAAAAGAGTTAGATGACTTTGTAAAGTGTTGTGACCCAGATACCGGTTATCTATATTTCATGGATAACTTTTTTTACATACAACATCCTACTAGAGGTAGCATGTTGTATCATCCCTATAAGTATCAAGAACGATTGATTGATACTTATCACAAGTACAGATATAGTATCGCACTCATGCCTCGTCAGAGCGGTAAGACCACAAGTGCTGCTGGTTATCTATTATGGTATGCTATGTTTGTACCCGATAGCACTATTCTTATCGCCGCACACAAGTATGCAGGCGCGCAAGAAATCATGCAGCGTATTCGCTATGCCTATGAAAACTGTCCTATGCACATTAAAGCAGGCGCAGCGACATACAATAAAGGATCACTATTCTTTGATAATGGTAGCCGTATCGTATCAGCCACGACAACTGAAAATACTGGTCGTGGTATGTCTATCACATTGTTATATCTTGACGAGTTCGCATTCGTAAGACCAACAATCGCTGAACAGTTCTGGACATCAATTACTCCCACTCTAGCAACTGGTGGTAAGGCTATCATTACATCAACTCCTAACAGCGACGAAGATCAATTCGCATTGATATGGAAAGGTGCTAACAAGACTGAAGATGAGTTCGGTAATAAGACGGATGTAGGCAAGAACGGTTTTAAAGCATTCAGATCATATTGGCATGAACAACCCGGTCGTGATGAAAAGTGGGCTGAAGAGATAAAATCACAACTAGGAGAAGATCGTTTCAATCGTGAAATTGGTTGTGAATTTATTATCGCAGACGAAACATTAATAAATCCAAACACATTGATTATGCTTGAAGGTATAGAGCCTATAAGCAGGTTAGGACAAGTACGATGGTACAAACAACCAACTAAAGGAAATATCTATGTTGTAGGACTAGATCCAAGCCTAGGTACAGGAAGCGATCCTGCTGCTATACAGATATTTGAAGCAAACACTACAGAACAGATAGGTGAATGGAAGCATAACAAAACAGAGATTCCACAACAAATTAAATTATTAGCAGATATCAACAAATATATCGTTGAGTGTACTGGTGAACCCAATAACCTATATTATAGCCTAGAAAATAACAGTATAGGAGAAGCGGCGATTATTTCTTTAAATGAGTTCGGAGAAAGTAATATTCCAGGTATCTTTTTCAGCGAATATGGTAAAAAAAGAAAAGGGTTTAATACTTCTCATAAGGTAAAACTAACTGCCTGCGCAAAATTTAAAACACTATTAGAAAGTAAAAAAATGAAATTACACAGTCGTTCACTTATTTCAGAACTAAAAACGTTCGTAGCGTTAGGCGGCAGTTATAGTGCTAAAGTAGGAGAAACTGACGATTTAGTGATGGCCACGCTACTTGTCACACGAATGCTACAACAACTAACAGACTTTCATTACGACTTAGAGACTCAGATGCGTGACCACGATGAAGTTATACCCCCTTTACCGTTTTTTGCCGTCCTAAGTTAAAAATTTGAATAAATAATATTATGGCTATAAGTTTAGAAAGAAAAATGGCAGAGTTATATGATGAGTTGCATAATCGCGGTTATGAACCATATGCTCTGGACCGAACAGGAAAAAAGACATTAGATCCAGAAAAAGCATTAACTATTGGATTTACTTTACGTGATGAAAATGACCTCAAGTCTGATCCTGCTTATGTTTCAATGGATAAAAAACCCAGAAAAGATATCATAACTACTACTATCTGGGTAGATGGAGAGGTAGTTAAAAGCCCAGAATTTCAAATGTTTCATAAGTTTATTAAACCCTGGGTTTTAAATAAAGTAGGTGAGATGGAAATAAGAAAGTCAGATCATTTTCAATTTGATATGCAAAAAAGGGCGAGAAACAAAATGCAACAAGAAAAAGATAACATTAGTGAAGGATACTATCCTTTAGGTAAAAAGACAAGTTTCAGCGATAATGTTCCAACAGTTAAAATTATTATTGAACATAATCGCAATATTGAAGAAGGTGAACAAAGATTTCGCAATGTTCACAGAATATTTGTTGAAAACCTTTCCGGTGAACGTTTCTTATTACCAACTAATCGCCCAGGTCTTGCAAGAGTATATGCCCGTCATATCGCAGAAGGTGGCACACCATATGACGATAAGGCAAAACATATCACATCTTTAGTTGAAGAATATACAAAAATGGCTGGATTTGTCCGTGCGACAAAAAATAATAGTCAATTCAACGAATCAACACAGCGTTTGATTAATGAAGGCGTGCTGCACTATAATAACCTACGCGAAACATTGAGTCGCATGACTACTCATCGCGGGTATGTAAAGTATTTTGAAAGTTACACCCCTGTACTAAATGAAGAAAATGATGAAGGTAATAACTTAAACGAATTATTTGTACAAGAAACACTAGACCCACGTATTGAAAGTGTATTACCGATATTAAATCGTTTGTCAAAGAACTTAACTGAAATGAATGAAGTTAAAGAATTAGACGAATGGGCACAAAGTTTAATTGAAGGTGGTGACGGCGGAGAAGCAAGCGAAGAGACTGACGGCGACACACCAGGTGATGCCGGAGAAGGCGGTGCAGAAGATGTTACACCAACTAATGAACAAACTATACAACACAGATTTATTGACCAAGATGGAAATGAATACGATGAAGTAGAGGTAAAAAAACCTCTCAGCACTAAACGTGAAATACGATATGTGCCAAAACAAAAATCTGAGCCAAAATCTGAGCCAAATTCCGAAAAAAAAGAGCCACCTAAAAAACCACCCACACCTGGACCATATGAAAGATATGCAGAAGCAAATGAGTTAAGTCAAAAAAAAATGGCTAACAGCCAAGAAGTTGCATCAGTTATAGCAGATAGTTTAGGCGGAGAAGAAGGGTTAAGTAGTGATGATATCTATAGTTCAATAGATGAGTATGCCGAATTATTGGCAGAAAAGGGTTATGGAGTCAATACAGATAAAGTCGCACAAATATTGATGGACAAATTAAACATCCATCTTGAAGGAAAAATAGATTCTACTACAGCATCATTAGCAGTACCTGCTGATAAAATGTTAGATGAAGCACCTGGTGCTATGACATTAAAACATAATCAAAACACTGAAAAGTCAAATCTTAAAGCATTTGATTTGGATGAGGGAAGCGGCGATGTTCCTATTGAAAAAATGACCGATGAAGAACTTGCTGACTATTTACAAGTAAGTGTTGGGTTCGTTAAGCGTAATCGTAAAAAGGCTGAACAGGCTGCCAGAGATAAAACAGACGACAATTTGGATGAAGATATTGACAATTTAAATACTGCCCAACAATCTGCACAAATGCAAAAGCAGGGCGGCGAACTCAAAATACCAAAACAAGATTTTGATAGCATGTCACAAGGTTATGCAGTTGACAAAGGCATGCAAAAAGATATCAAAGCATCTACTGACAAAGAAGGTAACATTGATGCTACAAAACTATTGTCAAAAGGTGTTGATAGAATGATGCCTGCTATGGGCGGTGCTGCAAGAGACCTTAATAAAGTTTATTACAGAGACATGCCAGGCAAACTTCAAGCAGATCAAAAACGTAATCCAGAAGAATTTAAAAAGCAGTATGATGCACTTGACCCAGAATCAAAGGCTGAAGTTGATAGACAACTAGCGATAACACCTGCACAAGCCAAAGCAAATTATCAAGCACAGCAAGGTGCAGCGGATAAACAAATGACTGATATGGGTTATACAAAATATGGTTATAACTTACAATCACGCCCAGTCGTGAATCGTGTCAAAAATGCAGGCGCCTGGGTAAAAGACAAATTTAATGAAGAAGAACTAGATGAAAGAGTTGTACCTGGGCAACCATCTTTGGCACAACATATACAATCACAAACAAAACCAGATCCTGCTCCTGAATTGCAACCGGTCAAGATTCAATCAAAAAGACCAGAAGGTGCAAACTGGAGTAAAGAATATCTACAAAAAGCAGCATCAAACGATGGTGGAAGATACATGGTATCTCCCGATAAAGCACAACAATATCTAGATACATTCCACAAAGAAGATGTTGAAGAAGGTCTTTTACATCAAGGCGCAGGTTGGTTAGCCAAGAAGTTAGCATCTTTTGCTGGATACAAGGCACTCAAGCCAGGCACATATATTGTACCTCCTCTAGCACAAGCAGGCGGAAAACCTATCTCATTTTCTATTCGTAGTGGATCAGATTACCCTGTCTTCAATCTACCTCCTGATGAAAAATATAATCCAGAACGAATCCATTCTCATATCAAGGCACATATTCAATCAGGTAACTATGAAACTGCGCCTTCTGCAATGCAACGTGATTATTCACAGAAGACAATGCCTACTGCGCCTTCTGCAATGCAACGTGATTATTCACAGAAGACAATGCCTAAAGAAGAAGTAGAAGAAGATTTAGACGCTAATCAAAAGCGTGTAGGTCAATTAGGCCCAACCGAAAAAGTTAAAAATAATAACATTGGTAAACTAGTTGGCGCAAGCGAAAGTGTTGAATTGGATAGAATAAAAACACTTTCGGGATTAAAGTAATATTTTTTGCACATAGTTCGGTGATATATAATATTGACACAGCATGATATTCGTGTAGAATATCTTGATGTGTTAGTTGTCTCCTAGACAACTCAACATAAAACACATTTAGGCTCAACATAGGCATTTACAACATAGGAGATTATATATGGCAAGTCTAGCAGATATCCGTGCCCGTATCGCGGCACAAGAAAGTAAGAAATCAGGTCAGGGTCAACGCACCCAATCAGATAACGCAATCTACCCACACTGGAATATGGAAGAAGGCACTACTGCCACTATCCGTTTTCTTCCAGACAAAGATTCAAGCAATACATTTTTCTGGGTAGAACGACAGATCATCAAGTTGCCGTTTAATGGCGTCAAAGGTGATCCCAACATGAAGCAGGTAGTCGTTCAAGTCCCATGCGTAGAAATGTACGGTGATAACTGTCCTATCTTAGCAGAAGTTCGTCCTTGGTATAAGGATGATACGCTCAAAGATATGGCTAATAAATATTGGAAGAAGCGTAGTTATCTGTTTCAAGGTTTTGTTCGTCAGAATCCGATCGGCAATGACGTAACTCCTGCGAATCCGATTCGTCGTTTCGTCATCAGCCCGCAGATTTTCACAATCATCAAGGCAAGTTTGATGGATCCTGAAATTCAAGAATTGCCAACTGATTATCAGCGTGGTCTTGATTTCAACGTCAAAAAGACTAGCAAGGGTGGTTATGCTGATTATAGCACTAGTAACTGGGCACGCCGTGAAAGCCCGTTGACTGAAGTAGAGCAGGCTGCTATTGAAGCACATGGTCTATTCAATCTTGCTGACTTCTTGCCCAAGAAGCCAAGCGAAAGCGAACTACGTGTCATCAAAGAAATGTTTGAGGCTTCAGTAGATGGTAAGCCTTATGATAATGACAAGTGGGGCGCATACTATCGTCCATATGGTCTTGAGGCTCCTGCAACTAGTGCATCACAGTTAGCACCCCCTCATGTAACTGAGGTTACAACTCTTACTGTAAGCGCAAAAAAGGCAACAGTAGATGGACACGGGGATGTCCATGATGTTGAAGAAGAAGCAGAAACAAAGAGTGAACCCGTAGTAGTTCCTAAGAGTACTTCTAGCGATAAGGCACAGGACATTTTAGCGATGATCCGTGCTAGACAGCAGAAGGGCTAAGAAAGTATTGGGGAGAGGTAAAACTCTCCCCTCTCCTAAACTGAGGTAACTACCATGACACTACCAGACGAAAGATACCGCGCACTAAAGCAAGGTAAGAAATTACTTGAGGAATTATGCGATCCAGGCAAGACGCCTAGGGTGCCGAGCATCGTCCGTGATCGTGCGCGTGGTGCATTAAGACACTATCCAAATGACTATGAACTTGACCGTATCGCGGACAGTTGTCCTGATATGCTTGACAAAATAGCATTCAATGATAGAATCGCTAAAAGAAATATTTTGAAATAAGGAGGCCATGTGGCAAAGCCGTTTGATGTTAGCAAATTTAGAAAAGATATTACCAAGAGTATTGAAGGTCTCAGTATTGGTTTCAATGATCCTACTGATTGGATCAGTACTGGTAACCACGCTCTCAATTATCTTATTAGCGGAGACTTTAACAAAGGAGTCCCACTAGGTAAGGTAACTGTATTTGCAGGTGAATCGGGTTCAGGCAAATCATATATTTGTTCTGGTAACCTCGTTCGTCACGCACAACAGCAAGGCATTTTCGTAGTATTGGTTGATACTGAAAACGCACTTGATGAAGATTGGTTGAAGGCACTAGGTGTTGATA